TGTAGATAAGTTGCTAGAGAAAGAGCACTTTGAGTTCAATCGTGACTATACTATGACTGCTCGTGGTAACCTATTCCGTAAAGATAAGAAAGGTATGATTCCTACTCTTGTTGAAGGATTGTATTCTGAACGTAAAGGTTACAAAAAGGATATGCTTAGTGCACAACAAGAACTGATTGATGCAGATAAGTCAGATATCAATATTGTATATCAGTTAGAGAAGAAGATTGCAACACTTGATAACAAGCAGCAAGCGATTAAGATTCTTATGAACTCTTTGTATGGTGCTACTTCCAATGAGCACTTTAGATATTATGACCAACGGATCGCTGAATCAATCACTATGTCAGGTCAGCTTACTATTCGTTGGGCTGAGAAACGTATTAACCAATACTTGAATAAAATTCTGGGTACGGATATTGATTACGTTATTGCTATCGATACTGACTCCTTGTATGTTAACATGGGTCCATTGGTCGAGCTTACTAAACCAGAAGACCCTGTTAAATTCCTAGACAAAGTTGCTAAAGAAAAACTTAAACCATTATTTGATGTAGCTTATGAAGAGTTACGTGAATACATGAACGCTCCTGAGCAGAAGATGGTAATGGAGCGTGAGGTTATTGCAGAGCGTGGTGTATGGACAGGTAAGAAACACTATGCGTTGAATGTGTGGAACAGTGAAGGTGTGCAATATCCTGAACCTAAACTGAAGGTCCAAGGCATCGAAGTTGTTCGATCTTCTACCCCTCAAGTTGTTCGGGATCAGTTGAAAAATACTATTAGCGAGATTCTGACTACAGATGAACCTACTGTTCAAGATAGTATTGCACGTACTAGAGAGGAGTTTTACACACTCCCTGCAGAGGACATCGCCTTTCCTAGAACTGCAAATAACCTAGATAAATATAGAGCAACTGATGGAATCTACAAGAAAGGCTGCCCTATTGCAGTGCGTGGATCGTTACTACATAATTATCACTTAGAAAGATTAGATCTCACAAAGCAATATGAATCTATCTTTCCTGGCGAGAAGGTTAAGTTCGTATACGTGAAACAACCTAATCCTCTTGCTGAAAACGTAATCGCCTTCAAAGGTGTTTTACCTGATGAGTTTAATGTCAGGGATTATCTAGATTATGAACTACAGTTTGATAAAGCATTCGTCGAGCCTATCAAGAGTATTCTTGACTCAGTAGGTTGGCGTCCTGAGAAGATAGCAACATTGGAGGACTTCTGGACATGAGACAGATTCCCGAAGAATATATGGACTTTGATTTTGGTTTCACTGGTGTAAGTGAGGCTGACTATAAAGGTCAGATCGAGAACGTCGAAGCTAAAGCTAAGACGGAAGCAGAACTGACTGTTAAACAAATCGAAGCCCAGAAAGACCGAATCGAAGCTGATTTGAAAGAAAAGGTCGAAGACCTAGAAAAAATTATTATGCCTTTGTTAGTAAACTTGTTGAAGACATCAGACAAGGAATACATCTACTGGCCGGATCGTCAATCAACGGTTCAGAGTCAGATTGATAAAGTACTAGCAATTACGAGGGGCTAATGTTTTTTGCACTTTTAACTTTAACGGTGGCCCTTGCTATCTCTGCAGTTGCTGCATGGTATAGTATTGTTGGTCTAATGGCAATCTTTGCTGCCGCAGCTATTCCTATCGCTATAATGGGCGGTGTACTTGAAGTAGGTAAACTTCTTACAGCAAGTTGGCTTTACAATAATTGGAGAACAGCACCATTCCTGTTAAAGAGTTATCTAACAGCAGCTGTTGCTATTCTAATGTTAATTACATCGATGGGTATCTTTGGTTTTCTATCAAAGGCACATATCGACCAAGGTATTGGAGGAAATAATGCTGAGGGTAAACTTGAAAGGATTGACAAAAAGATCCGCTCCGAGCAGAAGATTGTGGAGCGTTCAGAAGCTCTCCTTGAAACTCTCGACGATGCGTTGGACCGGTATATTGAGCTCGGCGCAATTTCTAAGGGACTTGACCGACGAGAGGAGCAGACTGCTGAGAGGGAGATTGCAAGCAAAGCAATTGCGAAGGCAGAATCCATTATCGACACACTTGAAGATGAGAAGGCAGAGTTGCTTAGTGAAGTCCGGGCATTTGAAGTTGAAGTTGGTCCGATCAAATACATCGCGGATCTCATTTACGAAAACGGAGAAGATAATTTAGATGAAGCAGTTAGAGCAGTTATTCTACTACTTATCTTTGTCTTTGATCCGCTAGCTGTTTTGTTAGTGATTGCAGGCAATATGAGTCTTAGAGAAGCAATGGGTAAGCCACGTAAGATGGTTGAAGTATATAATTGGAAAACAGATGAAAATGTGGAAACGGAGATAGATGATGACGACGAAGTTGGAGATACCAGACTTCCTGAGACGGATACCGAAGACGACAAAGCCAAATTCGAAAAAACGTTCGGTAAAAACGCAATCTACCAAGAAAACAAAGTCTTCCACGGGATCAAAAAAAAGACTTGATTTATAATCAAAGACACTATACTATTAATATTAATGATTACTTATGAGGTGAAATGAATGTCAGACTTCTTTAAAAATATGGTCAAGGACCTAAATGATGAAAATACTAATATGGCTGCTGATGGCAGCAACAGTAGCCAGTTTTCCGGGTGCGTCGATACCGGATCTTATATTCTCAATGCTGCTCTTTCAGGTAGCCTTTACGGTGGTGTTCCAAATAACAAGATTACAGCCTTTGCAGGGGAGTCTGCCACAGGCAAAACTTTCTTTGTTCTTTCTGTCGTTAAGCGTTTCTTGGACGATAACCCTACTGGTGCTGTCTTCTATTTTGACACTGAGGCTGCAGTAACCAAAGAGATGATGGCATCACGTGGTATTGACGTGGACCGTATCATTATCTCAGAGCCTGAATCCATTCAGAAGTTCCGTCATACCTCTCTGCAGATTCTAGACAACTACACGAAAACGCCTGCGAAGAGTCGTCCGCCTATGATGTTCATCTTGGATTCATTAGGTCAGATGTCTACCACTAAAGAGTTGGAAGATACAGCTGAGGGTAAAGAAACTCGTGACATGACGAAAGCTCAAATCCTTAAAGCTACATTCCGTGTACTGAGTCTGAAACTAGCTAAGGTTAATGTTCCTTTGATTGTAACCAATCACGTTTACGAAGTCGTCGGATCATATATTCCTACTAAGGAGATGGCTGGTGGTTCTGGTCTGAAGTATGCAGCATCTACCATCTGCTTCCTATCTAAGAAGAAGGAAAAAGATGGCACTGAGGTAGTTGGTAATCAGATTAAGATTAAGATGACCAAGTCAAGGTTCACTAAAGAGAACAAGCAGATCTCTGTCCTGCTTACATACGATAAAGGTTTGGATCGTTACTATGGTCTCACAGACTTAGCAGAGAAGTATGGTATCTTCAAGAAAGTAAGTACACGACTTGAACTACCTGATGGCCGTAAAGTATTTGGTAAGGCTATCAATCAGAACCCTGAGGAGTATTTCACCCCAGAGATTATGGAACAACTAGAACAATGTGCAAATGAGGAATTCCTTTATGGCGACTATCAAAGAGCAGTACGAGATACTGGAGATGAGCTCGGAAGCGAACACAGCGATACTGAGACTGAAGAATAACCCTTTTGAAGGGGTAGAGTATTTCTACTCTTTTGTATTACCTGGTGAACCTGATGAGGAAACTGGGGAGATGCCGGTCTCATTTGTTTATGAGATCACCAATGATAATGGCAAGAACGCTGAACACAATGTTAGTTCGAAGATATTCTTGCCGAAGTTTTATATGATGTAGTGGTAGAAAATGCTGGAAGAAACGATACTGAATCACCTGATGAGTAATGAGCAGTATGCTCGTAAAGTTGCTCCTTATCTTCAATTAGAATACTTCGAAGATAATACTAACCGAAAGATGTTTGAACATATTTCGGAATATCTGAATAAGTATAATACTGTTCCTACTAAGGAGGCAGTCGTTATCGAACTTGGTAACGACACAACACTCACAGATGATCAGTATCAGCAGTCTGTATCAACTATCGATAGGTTTACAGCTGATGAGAATACATCGATAGATTGGTTAACTGAGAAGACAGAAAACTGGTGTCAAGAGCGTGCTGTACATAATGCTATTATGGAAAGTATTGAAATTATTGACGGTAAAGATAATGCACGTGATAAAGGTGCACTGCCAGACATCCTATCTAAAGCTCTTGCTGTCAGCTTTGACCAACACATCGGTCATGACTTTCTTGAAGATACAGATGCCCGTCATGAGTTCTATACTAGAGAAGAGGATAAGATTCCTTTCGATCTAGATTATATGAATCAGATTACAAAAGGTGGTCTTCCAGACAAGACACTTAATATCTGTCTTGCAGGTACTGGTGTTGGTAAGTCTTTGTTCATGTGTCACATGGCTGCAAACAATCTAACCGATGGTAAGAATGTCTTGTATATTACAATGGAAATGGCAGAAGAACGCATCGCTGAGCGTATTGACGCTAATCTACTTAATGTTCCTATCAATGAAGTAGCTTTGTTGGAGAAGTCTCGTTTTGATGAGAAGGTTTCCAAGCTACGTTCGCGAACACCGGGTAAACTTATCATTAAAGAATACCCTACAGCATCAGCAGGTGTTGGTCACTTTAGACATTTGCTCAATGAGTTGAAGTTGAAGCGTAACTTCTTACCAGATATTATCTATGTTGATTATTTAAACATCTGTACATCAACACGTATGAAGATGGGATCCAACGTCAATAGCTATACCTTAATCAAAGCTATTGCCGAAGAATTGAGAGGTTTAGCTGTAGAACGCAGTGTACCAATCGTTAGTGCTACACAGACTACTCGTTCAGGTTATACGAACAGTGACCCAGGCCTAGAAGATACATCTGAGTCATTTGGTCTACCAGCTACAGCAGACTTAATGTTTGCATTGGTCTCTACTGATGAGCTGGCTGAGATGGATCAGATTATGGTTAAACAGTTGAAGAATCGATATAACGATCCAGGACACAATAAGCGTTTTGTTATTGGTATCGACCGAGCACGTATGCGACTTTATGATGTAGAACAATCAGCACAAGAAGGAATTCTAGATGGGCCACTTATGGATAATACGACTTATGGCAAACGCTTTGAAGATGAAACCGCAGACAAATTCAGGAACTTATTCAATGACTAATTATGAAGTACGCCGCCACGGTAACAAGTGGAAAGTGTTTGAAGAAAGCACACAACAATACATCTATCAAGCCAATAGTAAATGGCAAGCTGTGAAGGTACAAAACAAACTTCAAAATGGTAGTGGTTTTGTTGGAGATACACCATCTTTCTTCAAAGTATAAGAAAAATTTTCTGCAATGCAAATTACCTTACTGGAGGTCGTAACTCATAATGGACATTCATACTATTACGATAGATGATAGAACCTATGCAGTGGTGGAGTCACGTGACTACTCTATGATGGGATTCTATGATATATGGGTATCAGACGAATATTACAGTGACTTTGTATCTGGACCATATATTACTATAGAAGAAGCGATTGCTGATTTACAGAATGCAGTGGATAGGCACGAGCAAATATATTCACGTCTATCGTAAAAAACTGTTGACCTTTTCTCTTTTATATGTGATACTAAGTAATAATCAAGAGAGAGGAATTTTGATATGTTTGAAGATTTTGTAAATACAGTAGTTTCGAAAGCTCAAGACATTGCTCGTTCAATGGATGATGGAATGATTAGTCTTAATCAACTTGATGATATTATTCGTTCTACAAATGAGTATAATGATATTCATTTTCACACACTTGAAGATGCTGTGTGGGAAGTAGAGACCATTCTTGAAAACCAAAATCGTCTGGCAAGCTAATGTTTGTTATTGCTAGACATGTTGGAACTGAGTTCGAGCAGCACTTGCTGC